AGATATGCTAGGAAGAAGGAGGAGAAGGGATGAGAGAACTCTCGATGTCATACTATGCAATCATGCAACGACTGGCAAAGGAACGAGAGACTCCTGAACAGCGAGAAAAGAGAAGATCTCGTCAACGTGAATACGCTCGACAAGCTAAAGCTAAAGAGACACCTGAGCAACATAGAGCGCGTCTAGATCGAAGAAATAAACGCAGGAAAAACGCTTCACCTGAAGACAAAGAAAAACGCCGGCGCTACAATCGAGAGTATAAACGTAAACGAATCGCAAATGAGACACCTGAAGACAAAGAAAAACGCCGGCGCTACAATCGAGAGTATAAACGTAAACGAATCGCCAATGAGACACCTGAGCAACGAGAACAACGACTAATGAGATATCGATTATACTATCAACGATACAGAGCGAAGAAGAACAGCCAGTGACGTACTCAAATAATTATCATGCGATACTAGACAGAATCAGACGAGAAGCAGAGACACCAGAGCAACATAGAGCACGTCTAGACAGACAAGCTATCAATCGTAAAACGCGACTTGCTAAAGAGACTCCTGAACAGAGACGCGCTCGCCTAGATCGTGATAGCATGAATCGTAGAGCACGTCTTAACAGGCAGACTCCTGAACAGAGACGCGCTCGCCTAGATCGTGATAATCTTAATCGTAGATTACGACTAGACAGAAAGAGAGCTGAGGATGAAAACGCCAAACGATGAACGCCGCGTAGGCAGTGCTATCAATATACTAGAGGCACTTGAAGAGATGCTAAGACTAGATGACTCCGACCCTCTGTGTGGTCAATCTAAGTCGCTATATGATACTGTTGTGCGAACTCTTGCAGAAGCAAGGGCAGAACATGAGAGGACTAAAAAGCATGACTTTCGACAGCTTACGAATGAAAGCGAATCGATCTCAGGAGACGACTGAGCAACGAGAGCAACGACTGAAATATCAACGCGACTATGAGAAGCGCAAGCGCGAAAACGAGACAGCAGAGCAGAGATGTGATCGACTGACTCGGCTCAGAACATCGATGAGAAAACATCGAAATGGGCAATAAACAAAAGACGGATGGGCATAGAGAAGAGCTGCTCAATAATCTTAGAGACGGTCTAACTATTGAAGCGGCCTGCGCTCAAGCAGGCATCGGCAAGACTACATATTATGATTGGTTAAAGAAAAGTGGAATCGATGGAGAATGGGCTCTAGAAGTTGAAGCGGCCATCACACTCTCTGAAGCCATCATCATTCAAAAGATCAAACAAACTACAGCGTTAAAAGAAGATTGGCGCGGTTGGGCATGGTTACTAGAAAGACGATTCCCTCAACGCTGGGGCGCTAAAAGAGAGGTCGAAGTTAACGTAAATAATCCTCATCAAAAATCAGATGAGATGTTTGCATTGATGGTCGAGCAATCAAACCAAGCGTATTCAAGCAGACTAGGAGAGAGAGAGGTAAATGATGAATATCAGAGTGAAATTGAAACGGTCGTGGACGGTGATCCCGAGTCGTGAACGCATCTATTACAGAGTGTTAGGCACATATCATAAGCTATGTGAGCAAGACATGAGCAACGAATGGACAGTCTGTTATGTAGACAGTCTAGATGTGCCTTTGAAAACTCGCGTGGATGTAATTGAGATAGACATCAATGCAGTCAAAAAGATCAGTCAATATGAGGTGACCAGCGAAGGATTGATACCTTGTCATTAAGCTTGAACCCTCTTCAGCAAGATATCCTCGGGGCTATTAGACGAGAGGAGAGGATCATCGCGGCTCGATGCGGTTGGGGAAGTGGTAAGACCAGCGCTTTGGTCTTTTCGATTCTCTTCATCTCGAAGTGGAGAGCGGGCAGGAGCTCGCTACTAGTCACAGACACTAACCCAAGATATAACTCAGTGCTATTACCCGAAATGGAGAAATGGTTGTCTCCTCTTGGTTGGACATACAACCACACACTCAGACAATGGACTGACTCACAAACTGGCTCAACGGTCTGGTGTCGATCTTACTATCGGCCTGGCACACGCGATGCAACTCACAATCCCCTGGAGGGTTTGAATGTGACGAGCGGCGTTTGTCTCATTGATGAATGTCAGACACTATCATCAGAAGTAGCTCATAAAGCTTTAGGACGATTAAGAGCAGGACCAACACCCATCATGATTCTCGTTGGCCTACCTGTTAGCGGTGCATGGTGGGTAGAGATGGCAGAGACTGCTCAATGTCAACCCATGCTCTACACTAGCTATGTGAACGAGGCTAATCTCAGCGCGGATTGGTTTGAAGCAACTAAGCTTTTACCCAAAGCTGAGCGTGACGCTATGGTCCTCAATAAGCCTCGACCACCCACCGGCTTAATCTACTCAGAGTTTAATGAGGAGCTCCATGTAATAGATGGGTGGAAGTATAAGCCCTCGATGAGCGGGCGTATCGCAATAGACTGGGGATTCAGAAAGCCATCAGTGCTGATTATTGCTCATGATGATGAGCTAGGAGCTGATGTGATCTGTGCAGAATTGAACCCACACGAGGTGACAGTTGATGAGCTCGCTAGATTGATACTCATGATAGCGTGGCCTCGAGCGCTGAAGAGCTCAGCACCTGGTGATAGAATTTGGCTTGATTATGGAGTTGCAGATAAAGCGGGTAGAGCGCGAAATGATCAAACCGGCAGGTCAGCATTCAAGGCGATGAGAGCACCTCCACCGAGAGGTCTAGGCATGCCATTAAGATCAAACACTGATCCCATCAGGACTGATGTGTTGAATGGGATTCAGAGACTTAAGCGTTGTTTTGGGAGAGGTCAGTATCTAGTAACACGCGATGTGTGGATGAGAGGGGAACGCGCCACAGGTAACAGCTTGAGAAAGGCTGTCTACTCTTATGGTTGGGATAATAAAGAGCAGCCTAAAAAAGATGGTCGAGAGGATCCTCTTGACGCGCTACGATATGACTGCATAACGTGGAATTGGTCTGACACCTTGGTTGATCAGAGATCATACACATCGAGAACGCCAATAAGCCGAAAGGTACAAGTAGGCGGTAAAGGGGGACGGTTTTGAATATCTATGAAGGTCAAGGATATGTGACACTCATTAATCACATGGGTCACGATCACACGCCAGCACTAGCAGCTCGAGTCTCATTTGCTAACATTGATTACTCTTCAGAGATGTCTGAGCGTGATACTAAGCTAATTCACTATCTAGCTAAACATCAGCACACATCACCATTCGAGCATCAACAGGCTACATTTATTATTGATTGTCCGATCTATGTAGCTCGACAGATAATGCGACATCGTACATTTAGTTTTAATGAAGTTAGCCGGCGTTATACATCTGAAGCACTAGACTTCCATCTCCCTTCATCGTTACGAGCTCAAGCAGATAAAAATCTACAATGCTCGACTAATGAAACAGTCAAGCGCTCAGAGGAGCTACTCGAACTCATCGAACATCATCAAGAGCTATCACACTCAATGTATGAAGAGTTGCTTTCATCTGGAGTATCTAGAGAGCAAGCGCGGGCTGTGTTGCCTCTGAGTCTGACAACAACATTTTGGATGTCAGGTAACTTGCTCAACTTCTCAAAGTTTTTGAAGCTTCGACTGAGTGAACATTCACAGCATGAGACGAGAGAAGTGGCTGAGGCTATACTCTCAGAACTTAGCTACATTTGGCCGGTCAGCATGTCTGCTCTACTGAAGACAACGATCATTTCAAATGAAACACATTGAACTCAGAATCAATCAAGCAAAGCTATTAGCATCATGCTCACCATGCCCACGCGGCCAAGTTGGCGCTGTCATCTTCGAGCCTTTATCGTGGGCAGTAGTCGCTGATGGGTATAATGGACCTCCTCGAGGAGGATCTAAACTGTGTCAGTCTAATCACTCATGCTCACGAATCGACCTCAAAATCATCAGTGGTCAACGTGTTGAGATCGGATGTCATCATGCAGAGTCCAACGCTATAGTAAACGCATCAAGGAGAGGAGCATCAACACTAGACTGCTCTTTAGCTGTCACTCGTTCACCATGTCTCAATTGTGCTAAACTAATACATCATGCGGGTATTACGACAGTCTATTCGCCGGATGATGGCGAACAGCCAGGTATCAACTATCTCATGAAGCATGATGTGAAGGTGATTCGATGGTCGACCTCAAAGAGACGCACTTAGCTATAGTGTTATTAGATATCATTGGGTCAACTGCATTTGTTCAACAGGTCGGTGCTCGAAAAGCGGCGGTGTGGCTACAATATCATGATCGTCTAGCTCGATCATTGCTCTATAAGTTTGAGGGTCGAGAGATAGACCGGTCCGATGGTTTTTTAATGAGCTTTCAGCGACCAATTGACGCGGTTAATTTTGGTCTACTTTATCAACAGACTATCCCAATTAAAACACATCTACATGCTAGAATAGGCATTCATTATGGATCTATCATTGAAGTAACTCAAGATGATACATGGACAGCTGTAGGAGCTAAGCGAATCGAGCTTGAAGGCATCAGTAAGAACATAGCAGCTAGAACGATGAGCATCTGTGAGGCTGGTCAAGTTCTTTTGACATCTGATGCGCTAGAAGCTGTCAAAGGCGCGACTAATATATTTACACCGAGAGGCACACGCTATGTGATGATAGGCTTGTATCGATTCAAAGGAGTCGGCACAGATCAAACGCTTTATGCTGTCGGTAATGATATTAAAGCTCTTCAGCCTCCCGAAGGGAACGACAAAGCTAAACGACTAGGAGGACCTAGAAAAGTGAGAAGTCGAGCGCGTGATAGAAAAGTCTTGGAGTGGATCATGTGGATATTGCCAAGATTAGCATTGATCAACCTCATTTATATCATGAGCATAATTTGGCCTTGGCTCAGCTCACATGTAAGATGGCTACAAATGATCATCATCTTTTTGAACAGGTTGTTTTATGACTCAGGATATTAAACAACGTAAAGTAGAGAAAGAGCTCAACGCTCAAGAGAAAACTAAACGCGGCTGGTGGTTTAGTGTATTTTTTATGCTCTTGGTCGTTGGGCTCATATTGTTTTTAACGTATGTCGAGATAGTTGAAAAGAACAGAGATGTTCTGGTTGGTATACTCGGAATGATTACAGGTTCAATCTCTTCGATGATGGCCATCGCATCAGGTCGGGATCCTTCTGAAGTTGAAGAGTTAAAAGACAAGCTGGCATCTGCCAACGCTGACAGAGAAGCATTAATCGGCAGATTAAGAGATGCACAAATTCAAATGCAGATGAGTAGAGAGCAAACCTCAGAACTTCAGATGGCTGTGATTGAGAAGTTGTCAATATTTACAGGCTCAAAACCGATTCAGACGAAAGATTCAGGTCAGGTAATACTATCCCCCACGATTGAGGAATGGTTGCCTGAAATTGAATCTGTGGACAGGAAGAAATAAAATCTATATGATCCTCTATGTTAGCGTGACATACTCGCGCCATAGGGGTCCACATGACAGACAAAGACCGGTCGCCTAAGCACCTTAAAGCACGACACCCGCGTTTAGGCGTGAAGGGCATTTCAGGCACTCAGCTCTCAGGCGGTAATATAACCGGCAAAGAGAACAATCCACAACTCACAGGCCTCAACTGGGTCTCTGAGGCTGAAGAGATGATGAGGACCGATCCCATAGTTAGACGATCTTGGCACATGCTAAGACAGACTCTCCTCTCAGCTTCTTGGCGTTGGGAGCCTGGTGTAGAGAATGATGAGGTAGCTGAGGAGCTCGCTAGATATGCTAACGAGTGTTGGGGCCTAGATGGGTTCTCAGGTCAGATGACGATATCTTGGGAAGAGCAACTTGCATATCTTCTCGAGTTTATACCGCTGGGCTATCGATACGCTGAAGAGGTCTATAGAGTCGGTCCTGATTCAAGCGGCAAGATTCGAGTATGGTTGTCACACTATGCAGATCGAGAACCATCAGCACACTCACAGTGGCTGTCACGCGATAATCAACGTCTAGACGGTGTTCTGCAAAACACTGTCGGTGTCGGTAAACAGCCTGAGCCGATCCCTGCTAATAAACTCCTCTTGCTCACTCTCAATAAGACGGGGTCAAACTTTGAGGGCGTTGGGATGCTTAGGCCAGTATGGTGGTGGTGGCGTACTAAACAGCGTGTTGCTAATCTTATGTGTGTAGGTCTTGATCGTTGGGCTGTGCCATCGCCTAAAGTTGTTGTTGATCGTTCACAAGCTGAGTCTCTAGGACTTAGTGATGGTGACATTGACGCGATGATTAATGATGCAGAAAATCAAGCTCGAGCTTTCCTATCTGCTGAGCAGAGTTATCTAGTTGAAAATGGCGCGGTTAAGTTTGATACATACGCGGCAAACCCTAACTTGTATGTTGATGGACCGATCAACATCATCACTAAGTGTGACTCACAGATTGCCAGCGCGTTCCTTGCTCAATTCGCTGATCTCGGAAACACTGAGACGGGTGCGCGAAGCGTTGGTGAGATTCATCTATCTATCTTCAGAAGAGCAGCTATCAACTTATGTGATCTTGTAGCGTCACAAACGAGCGGTGTAGGTCGAAGTGGCGGTGGGACCATAGGCCGGCTCATACGTTGGAACTATGGTTGCATCGATCCTAGCAAGCTACCAAAGCTGACTCATACAGGACTAGACACTGATGATCTAGCTGACTCACTAGGCATGTTACCTGGTCTTGTTCAGTCCGGTCTGCTCACTCCTGACGATGATCTTGAGAGAGCCATCAGAGAACGTCTAGGAGCTGGTGACCTACCTGAGGATGCACAGCGCTCAGCAATATCTCGAGTGTCTAGCATTGGCAGTGGTGGTGCTGTGTCTGCACTTACTGAGCAACTAATCAGAAGGAGGCGAGATGGCAAAAAAGCGAAATAGGAGCATCAACACAAGCTTCAAGCGTCATTCATATAAGCAGAAGCAACAGATTGAGAAGCGCTTGATGCTTCAGCGCCCATCAACGCTCAGGGCCTACGGTGAAGCTGTACAGCTCTCTGAGGTCTCTAGCTATGAGATACCTGATGGGTTAACCGTTGGTAAGCCGTTCAAGACACTGGGTCTAGGTCAGGTGTCTTCTCGTATGAGCGGTGATGCCATTGGTAAAGAGATTGATGTAGAGATGCTTACTGAGATGGTCAGAGTCTTTAACTCTCGTAAAGAGAATGACCCAGTCATCATCGACTGGCAACACGCTACATCACCCTTCCAATCTGGATCACCAGCGCCGCCAGAATCAGGCAACGCGCTAGGCCTCATCATTGATCTCGACCTCAGAGACGATGGGCTCTATGCAACACCTGCATATAATGAACGCGGTCTTGATGTAGTTACTAAAGCCGGTGGAGTTCTCTGGTCATCACCTGAGTTTCTAGCCGGTGAAGTATTCGACAGACTGGGAGGCTCCAAAGTCGGAGACGCTCAACTCCTGGCTATTACCCTTACACCTCGACCTGCACAGTCTCACGACCAGATAGATCGAGTAACATTAACAGAGGAGATTCAGATGGACGGTATTGACAACCTATCACCTGAAGAGCTCAAGCAAATGCTCATCGCTAAAGATGACATGTTGAAAGAGCTTGAAAATCAAATCAATGAGATGAAGCAAGATGCAGAAGCATCATTGAAAGCTGAGTCTGATGATGACGACAAAGACAAAGCTGAAACAATGAAAGATGACGATGGTGAGGATGAAGAGAAAGCTGAGAAATTAGCTGACCGTCCTGATCATGACGAGAAGAAAGAGTATAAAATGAGTGAGTCTCTATCACCTGTAATGCTGTCTGAGATCCAAGCGTTGAATGAAAAAGTTAGCGCTCAAGATACTGAGATTAAAAAGCTTCGCGCTGAGCGTGACGCTGTTGAGTGTGGCCGCGCTGTAGACATGCTTCTCAGTGAGGGCAAGGTTTCACCGAGCGAAAAGAGCACAGCAGAAAAAGCTTGGGAGCTACGAGATCTTCAACCTGAGTTTTGGAAGATGTTCTCAGAGCGCGACACAGGATCATCAGTGCCGTTGGCTGAAATCGGTCATGGTGCTAGTGGCGCTGAAGTCACTAAGCAGACTCTTGATCTTGCAGTGCGTAAGCTCTCAACAGAGAAGAGCATCACATACAGCGAAGCGCTAGCACAATTTCAATCGGACAATCCAAGTTACTATGCTAAAGCATTTGGGGGCTAATCATGGCTAATACAGATAACATTCATTCATTCATTGCTGATGGCGCTATTACTGAATATGCACTTGTCAGCATCACGACAGCCGGCAAAGTATCAGTATCAACAGCTGCTACAGACACACGTATCATCGGTGTAGCTCAGCGAGCATGCGCAAGCGGTGACGCTGTTGAGGTTGTTCTTTCAGGACTCACTCGAGTTGTTGTAGGCGCGACTATTGAGAACACCGTTACTTTAGTGATGGCTCAAGCTGCTGGTAAAGTTAAGCCGCATGCGACCACAGGGAACTATTCAATCGGTTCTGTGATTCCTAACATCAATCAAGTTGCCGGCGCTGTGTCTGATCAAATCACGATCAACTTCACCGGTCCTCAAAACCTAATCCCTTAAGGAGCTGACTTATGGCTAGTTCATATTCAAATTTACATCCTGTTGATGAGATTCTTAGCAGTCTAGTTGTTGAGGCTGTTCCTAGCGACAGCCAGCTTATTGCTGACGAGGTCTTTGAGACAATTAAGATCCCTGAGCGATCGGGAACAATTCTTCTTGAAGAGACTCGAAACTTCATGGGAGCCGGCGCTGGTCTTGATCTTGAGCGCGCTCCTGGATCATCACGCGCTACCATCGGCGGTTTTGATCGTACTTCACAGACATTCAAAGCTCGGATCTATGCGGCCTCTGATTCCATCGCAATGGAAGATATCTTCGACAGTCAATATCCTGGCAGTGAAGAAGCGCGCTTAGCTCGTAAAGTCGGACGTGTGATGAAGCTCGCTAAAGAGAAGAGAGCTGCTGATGTTCTCTTTGATGCAGTAACTAACTTTGCATCATATACCGCGAGTCCTGCAACTAAGTTCGATGCGGCGGGCGCTGAGCCTTTGACTTATCTGCACGATCTCAAAGATACTGTCTTTGCTAATGCACATGGGATTGATCCCGACTCTTTGATCTTTGGTCGTGATGTATTTCGAGCGCTCGCTCGCAATCCCGAGGTTAGAGGATATGTAGGAGACAGCACCAAGGGCATATCTGCTGGGAATCGTATTCTCAGCGATGAGGCTGTGCTAGCTGTGCTTCGCGACATCCTTGGAATCCCTAATGTATATGTTGGTCAAGCTCGGCGAGAGACAGCTGTGCCAGGTGCTACATCATCAGAGGCATATATCTGGGAAGGTGAGACCATCTTCATGGGTATTCTTCGAGGTGCTGACTCGATCATTCAAAAGAGCGGCGGCGTGAAAGCAATGCCTACAGCTGCTCTAAATCTTGAGTTTGGTGGTGCTCAGGCTGGTCAATATGACAGCTTAGATTCAACGCGCCGATATGTCTTTGCTGAGGAAGTACACACGATGAAGCTCATCGATGCATCTCTTGGCTATGTCGTAACAAACTGCTTGACCTAATTAAATGTTGAGTCACCACCATCTCAGCGAGATAGATGCTGATCAAGAGGCCATCGCAGATCTTACACGACAAGTGAAAGGTCAGCGTGGGCCGGTGGCTCAAATAGTTAGATCGAGACGAGATCAACTCGTTGTTGAAGTTCAAGCAGAGCGTAAGTTTAAGAAGTCACTAGCTGAGGCTCGAAAGGGCTTAGTGACTATTATTGAGATGGCATCTGTATCAACAGAGCCTGAGCTCCTCTTGAGCTTTGATGATGAACAAATCCTAGACCTAATTTTAAGAGGTGGATTAGGTCTGGCGATAGATGATTTTATTGAATCATCAGACAAAATAAGAGCGGCTGTTGAGAAATCATTTGAGGCTTTGGGATTAGAATATGATCCTCAGATGCTTCCTCAACTCGACCTTATTCAAGCACAGGCGGCTAGCGCTGTATTTGAAGATGTGATCATCCCTGATTTTAAGCGAGCTACCCGAGATGCGCTTCTAGCGATATCAACAGAAGTTCCAACTTCAATCGTTAAAAGTGATCTCAATATTAGATTAGAGCAATCAGAAGGCCGACAACTAACAGAGGTCAAAACTAAGATCAGTCAATTTGGTAGGACTGTGACTGCTAAGATGGCTGATGAATTAGGACTTACTAACTATCTATATACAGGCCCTCGAGATGGTTTAACCAGGCGATTCTGCAAGCCTCTTATCAATAAAGTTGTTGATGATAAGCAGATGCGAAAGCTCAATAACAATCAAGGTTTAGCAGTTAAAACTTCATGTGGAGGGTATAACTGCAGACATAGTTGGAGTCCGGTCACAGAGTCATTCATTGAAGCTGCTGAGTTGACACTTGCTACAGGCAGTGACATCAACGCAGCGAACAGCGGAGCAAAGCGCAGATGAGAAAAGTAATCACAAGTCAAGATGCTCACTTCGTGTGGAATCCAAAAGAGCCATATACGAACAATCCAACGCTAACAGTCAAGTTCACTGGTGGAGACTTTAGCGGTATCTTTGCACAGAGCAGAGCTGATGTAACGATCACAGCTGTAGCAAATGATAGACGCACACTCACAACGAGTGGAGCCATAGGCTCAGCGCTCGAGCGTGATGAAGTCAGAGCATATCTGAAGACCTCAGCAGACACCTATTATGCTGTCAAGGTTGTGAGACTAGTGACGGGAACTGCTCTATTAGCAGAGCCTCTACCAAGAGAGATCGACCTCAGCACATCGGCAGTTTTAAACTTTGCGATGAGCTATGTTGATATTGGATCAGCTAACACAGCTACATCTGGAGTCTATCCCTACACCATCGCTTATGATGATATCGTGGGCGCTAAGCGTGTTGAGACTGGACTACTAAAAGTTACTCCTCGACCTTTCGATACC